AACGGAGATTTTCAGAGAGTTACCGATAGTGCCTGGGTACTTAGCGATGAATGCACCATCAGAACTATCAAGAGATAGGTCTTCAAATGCGTCTAGATTATTGATTGCTTGTGCAGTCAATGAACCGAGGGAGGCGTGGTTTGCGACAGCGTTAACGCCATCACTATCCTGCTCACGAACAACAAAGAGTGAGTTAGAATATCGTAAAAAATACGCAGCAGAATGAAAATCTACCGTATTTTCGTCAGTCGGTGCCGAAAAGGTACTTACCAATCCAGTCTCATCTGAGACCAGAGTAGCAACCCCAACAGGCCCCCAACCGAAGTTTCCTACAAATGCACCAGTAGAAGTTTGAACGTTAGGCACTACGCCCGTCAGGTCAATTTCTTTTACTGTTACAGCAGGAGAAGCAGAGGGTGTAAAAAGAGCCATAACTTTTTTCCTTTAGTTTAATTATAAGTTTTCATAATACGGTAATGTTCACATACCTTTATTTATACATTACCAATCTTCTACACCTATATCTACACCTTCATAGGTGTGCCAACCTTGTTGTTTCGTAACTTCTTCTTGTCTGACCTCTTCCAAACCATCATCAATAAACCCTACAGGAGGTACATCATCCTCAATTTCTTTCATTTTCTTTGCAAACATAAGTTCTTTTAGATTAATATCCGTCATATCAGCAAAGAATTGAGAGGATACAAAGTAACCAAACATTACCAGATTCATCATTAAGTCATCGTGGTTACCGTCAGATGCTTCATATGATTGTCCCTTAGATACAAAAGTGGATATTTCCATAATAGTATTCTCATCAATGATATCCAGTTTGGTATTTTCAAGAATATCTTTGATTGCAGAACAACCAAGTCGTTTAACTTTACGATTCATCTCAATACCAATACGGTCTGCCTTGATTGCAGATTCCATATGGATATTATCATACTCTAGGTCTTGGTATAAACCTTGACATACTAATTGTCCAGAATCATTTGACTCAATTACAACATATGCTTCATTATAGACTTTTGCATACTTATATATAATATTAGGTAAGAGTATTGGAGATATAGTATTATTACGATAAACAGCAACCTGTTTAAAAGGTCTAACGCTGATATCAATTACCGTTGCGGTAGAATAATCCTGACCTCTTCCCTTTGATACGTCTACAGTCATAATATAATCATGTTCTTTCTGTGGTCGGTCATATACTAGTAAGTCACCACCCTCAAGAATTTCTTTTGGGTTGGATGCTCTAAATGATAACAGTGTTTCGGCATTGATAAGGGTATCACCTGTTCCGTAGAACGTGTTACCAAACTCTTGGTCAAACTGTAATTGAGATGTGTTTGCGATAGTTTGTCGCTTCCATTCCTCATCCCTGCCTGGCACATCCCACCAGTTTACGGTAAAGGGTGTAAACTCGTTTACTTTCTGTACCGCCCCTTCCCAAATCTTATGAAACGTGTTACCGATACCATTAGCGGTTGACGTAATAATAACCTTAGTGTCTTTACCTGCCGAGATAACTGGATACGTAGAAGTATAGAATTCATTTGCTCTTTCCACAAAGGCAAACTCGTCAAGAAATAGTAGGTTAACAGACATACCCCTAATGGAACTACCAGAGGTAGCAGCGGCGATAATACGACTATTATTACTAAACTCAATAGAACCTTTGTTGAGTGCTTTACAGCCAGGCTGTAAAAAGAATGGAAGATTTTCCAACATGAGTGTAACACGGGCTAACATCTCCCTTGCGGTTGCACCTTTGTTCGCTAGGATTGCAATAGTTTTTTCACTATGAAAACAAGCGTACCAGATGATATATCCAACAGAACTAATAGATTTACCCGACTGTCTACACGCAAGAACAATAGAGAATCTATTATTATTAAAATGGTCAAACATTTTCTCTTGATATGGATATAATGTAAAGGGTACTAACCCCTCATCAAGAGATATTACTTTTAGATATTTTTTACAGAAATGTACAGGGTCTTTAGAACACTTGATGTATTCTTTAATTTCTTCTTCAGTAAAATTGTGTTGAACTCCATCACGCTTGACATTGATATTGCCAAGGTAGGATTCATTCTGATTCGGGTTCAGCATCTATTACTACACTTTTTTCATCATTTATTAGTCGCTGTAAATCTGTAGTTGTTCCCACAAATAGATTGTTTGTAGTGTTACCCAATTGTTTAGGTTCGTCTTTCTGATTAATATCTTTATTTTTCTTATTCAAATCCATCAATTTATCATTTACATCTGCCATGTTTTTCATCATGGTAGACAACACTTCAAACGCACGGGGATGTTCACTTTCCCTTGCAACTTCAATCATTAATTGCATACTCTCTTTACCATTTTCTAGTATTTCATAGTAGGTGTCACGAGAGTACTCGTAATCGTCTTTTATTCTTTTTTCATCCGTCATTATGCACTATCCAAGTCAGTTTCAATAAATCCGTAATCACTATCAGCACTTACAGAAGTCGGGTCAGGAGTAATCTGTAAGGTCTTGACATATACATCACTATCAGCTAGTCCAGACTCTTGTAGGAACAAATTATTACGTACATCACGAATAATACTTTTATTAGAGTCTGGCCCGTATAGAGCAATCTTCATTTCAAAGTCTAATGTATATATGATTGTCCTACGTTGTTCAACCGCACCTTCAAAGTCATCTTGAAAAGTAACACCACTTAATGTAATAGGAACATCTTCGGTTAATGAATCTATATCAGAAAATGGTTTGATTGTCAAGGTATATTGTGGTGCAAAATATGGTAGAATCTGTTCTACAATTTGTAATGCATCATCTTGAGACTTTGCGTATATGTTCAACTGAAAAGAAATTGTATATGGAGTTGACGTATAAAGTTGTCTTCTAGATGTAACACTATCTGATACTACAGTTGATATATTGTTGGTCTTAGGTAATTGACGAGTTGCGTCATATGTCATGTTTGTAATTTCAAAGGACATACGAGGTAACTTGATTGCGACTCTACGTTCTGGTTCTTCACCCTTACTCATCTCTTCTAGTCGTGAGATGAAATTTCTCTTGGGTGCATAAGACAAAGGAACTTTTACTTGCGAAATAGTTTCGCCCGCACCATTTTGTCGCAACACATATAGATTATTGAACATAGAACCGAATACGGATACCGCAGTTCTTACTCTTTTATGATAAAACCATGTACCAAACATTATGATATATCTCCGAATGGATTACTCTCTGAGAAGTCAAGGAAGTCTGACTCAAAGTCATCAAAGATTTTGTTTTGTGCGTCTTTCTGAATTTCTTGGAGTTCCTGAACCAGTGTAGGAGTCGCTGTTGCACCAGACGTTGCACCTATTACCTGATTACTTGTAGTAAAGGTGTGGAATTTACCGTCAGTTGCACCAACATGTGCAAGTTGAAGAATACCATCGGAATCAGACCAATCAGTAACTTCACCCTTCATACTATATGTATCAAATACCTGAGTAACTGTCTCCCCAACTTCATACCCTGCGGCAGAATCCATTGTTAATGAAATTTGAAATGCAGCTTCTTCTTCAATCTTTTGAATCTCATCAATACTAGTATCAAAGTCTTCGTCATTATATTCAAACAGTTCACACTGCATACGGAAAGTAGGAAGATTAGATAACTGATAGAACGGAGTTTCGGTCTCCACTCTACGAATTTCAAAGATTGAATTAGATAGAGTTAGATAGATTAAGTCCCCCTCACGAGGACGGAAGTTTGCTTCGGTTAATCGTGAACCTACAAGATTCTTCCATCTTTTTCTAGAAACAATAAAGTTTGCTTGGTCTCTGAGTTCAATACCAAATTTCGTAAACAGGTCACCTTCACCATCAAATGCTTCGGTGTTCTCAATATACATTTCTACTTTATAGGAAGAACCAAAGCGTGACGGAACGTCATCAAGAAAGATATTGTCTTTATTAACGATTTCTCGTGGAAGGTAGTATACGTCCTGTCCATAGAATTTGAGGGCTTCAATTACGATGTCCTCATATACATTTTGTTCAGAACGAACTCCTTGTTTAAAATATGGATTCGTTGCCATTTAATTATCCCATAAAGAAATCTGGAGGTATATCGTACTCGTTATAGATTCTTTGTCTAACTACTTCTATTTCTTGTCTTGCGTCTTCTAGTATTTGTCTACCGTTCAACTGAACACCGCCAGGCAATACCATCCCTTCAAATTTAATAAGGTTTTGTCCCCATTGTTCTTTAATTAATGCAGTCGCATATTCTTTTAAAAAGATATTATTATATATTTTACCATTGACATTTGCGTCAGTTGTAAAATACATTTCCATTAGAATTTTATCATTTACTTTTAAGTCTTGTCCAATATCACCAAAGATATTCAAAGTATTGCCCGCACGAGTAAATTGAATCTGAGGAGTACCACTTAATTTTAAATCAATAGTGGCAAGATATTGTTGCATTTGTTCATAATATGCAAGGTCTCCGATACCAGTATTTAAGTCCCACATATCATTAAGACGCATTTGATACTTGAGGTCAAAGAAGTTAACACCTTCTGTCTGACTATCAATTGGGAATACACGAACAACATTTAGAATATTATTGGGGTCAGAAACGTTAGGAAGAGGGTCTAAGTCAAAATCAATAAATCCACGGTCAATAATAGCTTGTGTTATTGTAAATGAAACATATGCACGAAAACTACCTTCCGCACCATATTCATTAAACAACTGCAATGCGTCATTAACACGGTCATCAATTTGTTCATCATCCACATTAATTTCAATAACAGGATGACCTAATCTACGTAGACAATAGTCTATAAATTCACTTCTAGATTGTATTCTTGTATATGCCATTTATCTATTTATCCTTAGTTTAACAACGTGCCAGCACTGTTGTACACATTAATACGGTAATGAGTACCTTCTTGACCGTCAAGTAAGTCAGCGTCCAATCCAGTTCCAGTACCGTCCACTGTCTTAATTGCAGTCATCAATTCTGCGGCAGTTGAGTATGTCTCACTGAATGACATTACACCAGTTGAGTTGTTATAT